CATACGCAAGAAAGATGCGATAGATCGGTTTCCATAACGCTCAAATTCTTGCTCGTAAGTATCAGGAAGATACTGATTCAAGAAATTGAAGTTAGTGATGTAGTTTGTAGGCAATGCTGCCTTCACTGAGCTAGGTGTAATTGCAACACCAGGACTCGCTTGTAATGTACCAGCCATTTTTTCTAATTTTTGTTTTTGTTTTTAATTACTAATCTATTGCCGCGACTATCATCTAGTGCTGTAACTTTGAAACCTGGAGCTGGTGTAACTTGTGTTGCTTGTCGAGTCATATCTATATTTTTAGACTCTTTGGCAACATTGTCAACCGCATCTGTCATTCCCTTCTCATAGAAGAATTTGGCAAATTTCTCTGGGTTTGAAGCTACTGCAATAGCACGATGGAAAGCTTCAGCATCCTTTAGATAACCTTCTTCATTCAAAAACTTTGATACAAAGTTCTGAAGATTCGATTGATCTTTCAGTAAGTCAGGTGCTTCAGCTGGTTTGTAAACTAATTTTTTATTCTCATCTAAATTAAATCCGAAACCTTCGAACTTTTCAGAGAACAACTCAGAAGTTTTATCAGTAAAATACCTTGACCTTTTCGCCTGCTCTTCCTCCGCTTGATTCGCAGCTTGTTTATAACTCTTATAAGCATCATAGCTTTCTTTCTCTTCTTGCGGAACAAAAGATTCTCTTGACTCAAGAGGAACTTTATACTGTTCTTTTAAGCTGTTGAAATATTCCTTAGCTTTTGTGAGTTCTTTTTTCTTAGCCAATTGCTTTTTCTTAATTTCTTTCTCTTCTTCAAAATCTGGATCATATCCAAACTGAGTTTCAAGATCGAATTTAATATCGTCAATATCAAGATCTTTATCTTTATTCTTGCGATATTCAAATAGCAATTGGTCCTGATCCATAGAATCATAGTCTTTATTTAACTTCATAAAGTCCTCGATTCCACGTCCAGTCTCTTTTTTATATTTCAAATAGGTAGCAACCTCTGGATCTAAATCCTCATTGCTTGAACGTTGCTCAAACAACTCATCAAGATTACTAATCTCTTTGTTATATCTTTTTCCAATATATGAAAGAACTTTGTTGTCATCTATCTCAATATCTTGAGGTTCGACTATAGGTGGAGTATCTTCAATAACCACCTTATCAACAGGTGCTTCTTCTATAGAAGCTACCCCTGTGTTTTCTTCATGCTCTTTTATAAGCTGTTCTTCTATTTCGGCAACAGACTTTTCTTCGAAGTCTACTGCTCTTACTTTAAATTCACCTTCCATTTGATTTAATTTATTTTTTACAAAGATAATAATTATATTTTATTACGTATAAACTGCTAATAATGTCTAATATATTATGCAAAAGCATATAATTTTGGGTAAAATAGATAATATATTATACATGAATAAGAGCCAAAACAAAGATTTTTTTGTCTTTTTGGCTGCTATTCAGTTGCCAAATTTGGAAAAATTCATGCAATTTGGCAAGCAAATAATCGGAAAAACTCCGATTAATCTAGGTCTACATTGTCATAAAACATAGCATCTGAATCCTCAGTATGCCACTTGTCAAAACCTTCACAATTAAACCAAGAAATATTTACCAAGTAATCAGGCTTAGATGGAAACTCTTTTGTAACAAAAGATGGCTCATACCAACGTACTCTATTATTTGGTTGTAATGCTATCTGACCATTATCAAGTAATATTATGTGATGTGACTTATGCTCTAGTGGATCTTCAGCTAATGTTATATCAGTATTTATATCGTTTGAACCCCAATTAATTGTAGCATAATAAGTTCCTTTATGCCATTGTCTGTCCTTCATGTATACATCAACATTTGTATCATAAACATAAGAAAGTTGTGTCAATGTAAAACGATAGCTAAAACAATTCCATATTTGTAAATAATGAAAAGGTAAATCGGGATTTGGTAACTCAGCCTCAGTTAATAAAGCATGGCTAGGTAATTTATCTCTCATAACACCATTATCAAGAAGAACTTGAAATAATACTGCCTGCCCTGGCATACATCTTATTGATATAATTACGCCTTCAGTAAATTCACCATGTCCTCTTTTAAATTGATACATATATTCATTCCTTACAAATACCTTTAAAGGAAAGAAATTATGTTCTATGTATGCCATAAACTATAATTTATGTTTTATCTTAACCTTCTTGGTTATAGGAAATGATAAATTAACATCAATATTAGTTTCAGTTGGATAATCAGAACCCTTTGATCTAGTTACAGAAACTGATACAGGTCCTTTAGATATAGTCGCTCCTGCGCTTGCATCATAACCACTTGTTGGAGATGCAACGAGACTTCCGTAAGGCTTTACCTTTAATTTACTATTTCTCATACTACTTTGGACTAAATGCTTCTAAATCGAAATCACCTAATGTATCATTACCTGAACTCTCAAAATTCAATGGTGGTAAGTTATTCTTTCTCTGATTAATCAACTCAGACTGTCTTGTTGCTTGAAGATCAACTCGCTTATCTTTAGCTTCTTCTTTCTTCTCTTCACGCTTCATTAAGTTATCAGTCTCAATGCCTTTAAGTTGCATATTGAATTGGAATTCTTTATCCATCAACTGAGCTTTAATAGCAGCTTCAGCCTGCATCTGCTGAACAGCAAAATTCATTTCAGCTTCTCTCAATTGTATTTTAGATTGAGCTTCAAGTTGAAGCAACTGTGCTTTAGACTCGGCAGCAGCTTGTTGAGATTGAATGTTACTTTGCATTTGCATTTGGAACTGCATTTCTTGTTCTTTTTGCTTTTGCTCCAGTCTTTTTCTTCTCTTTAATTTAAGCAACTCATTTGCCAACTTAATGTTATTAATCATTCTAATATCAATAGCATCCTCAAGGTCAATTGTTTGTTGCTGTAATGATACTTGAATGTTAGCCTCAAGCATTTGTCTTTGCTCTTCATCTGGTGCTAATTCAATGAATATACCAAAGTCATGTAAATAAAGGTCCTTAACATCATTAAGAATTGCGACATTATATTTACCTATTTGCATAGCGAACTCTTCAGCGAAATCAGAGTACTCTAATATATCAGCAATTCTTATTGATAAACACTCAGCTAGTTTCTTAGTTATATTAAGACCACCTTCTAATATGTGACGTGTAGCTGTATTTGAATTTAATGCAGCTAATTTCTGAACACCAACCAATGCATCAGGACTTGGAGTTGATCCATCTCTTACTTCATTAATACCAGTCACATCACGTATCATGTTTAGATAGTGATTATAGTTACCAATCAAAGCAGCCATTTTAGATTGACCGCTATTTGAATTCAACTCTTGAATAGGAACTCTTGCGTTATTGAATTCACCATCTTGTGTGTAGCTTCGTCCAATAACACTACCAGTTTGAAAGTATAACTTTAATGCATCCTCTGGATTGTATGCTGCTCCTGTACCAAGATCAACTTCATTAATACCATCAGCATCAATAAATACACCATCAGGAACTACCCTTGCCATTACTTGCTGTAACTTTAAGTGAGTAAGTTGTATCTGATCTGCAAAAGGAATCATACGTCTTACCAATGATTCAGTATTCCCCTTATACATTCTAGGCGCAAACATTACATAATTAGGAAGTGCGTTTTGTGTAGCCGACTTAGGTCTAACCATATTCTTCATCATATCCCATTTCAACATGATATTAGAACCACCTACCAATATACCTTCATACCAAACGTCACGAACTGCCTCAACTTTTTCAAACATCATTCCTTCTTCAACTGGAGGATTGAATGTATCATTCTTTCTAATTACTCGCTCACCACCATTCTCAAGAATTTTCTTCTTCCATACAAATCGCTTGCTAGTCTTATAGTTAAAATAAAGCAACGTAACAACCTCATTTAAAAAAGCATCATCCTGGTAATTACGAATAATAGGAAAATAACTATACCAAGCAGATGAAGCATTACGAATCTCTCTCAATTCCTCATCTGTTAAGTTTGGATTTATTTTTAAAAGTTCAGTGTAATGAACTTGTTTAACCTCACCAAAATAATAACAATCTGAAAAGTCATTCAACTCAGTATAACTATGAATGAAATTAGCAGGATCTACATAGTCAACCTTTAATCCATCGTTTACTAAAAATGTATGCCTTACAATAGCTTTACCCAAAACAGTTAAGTCATAATCAACTAACTTCTTTAATTTTGGGTACTCATTCATTTTGAGAATAGTGTCAATAGCAACTTCTTCAGCAATCTCAATAGATGGCTTATATTTCATTTGCATGTACAACGAGAGTTCCTCATCGTTCTCTGGAAGCTCATCAGGATTGACATTAAATGCATCAATGCCAAATTGATCCTTTGTCATTTGTAAGAAATCCTTAGCTACCATATCAGCCTCAATCATATCCTGAAAAATGTTCTTCTTTTCAGCAGACATAACATCTTGAGACTCAGCCTTAATAGTAAATAATCTATCATTCATACCATTGACAACAATGTCAACAAATTTTGGTATAATAGGTATTGGAGTCCAGTCTAAATTTAACATAGACATATCTCCATTTATTGCTAATTCATCTTTATATTTTTGTACTGGTTGTTCACCTCTTGCGTATAATCTTAAACGATGGAATTCACCCCATTGGTCATAGAACCGACATGTATTTGCTTTACGCTTAAACCACTCACCCTCAACAGATTTTGCAACCTTTAAACCATACTCTACTGTAGCTTTTTCTTCATCGCTAGCCATTTGGTTTGGAAAGGGTGATTGATAAATTGCAACTGATAATTTCTCCATTATTTTAATATTTCGCTTCTAATTCCACGATTATCGTATTTTACAAATTTAATACTTATTTTCGATTCTTTTTTCTCTGTTTCAAATAAATGCTTACGTGTAGCCATTATAGCTAGACCTGAACTAATAGAAGCATCATGTTTTGTTCTATTGTTTGGATCAAATCTAGCCCAATCTTCTAATGTCTTTGTAAAATACATTGATCCCATACAGTCAGGATCTCTATATGTTCCCTCAATATCTAAACCTACATATTCCTCAATATAAGTCTCAATTGATGATGCATGCGCTTGCCTTACATCTTCAGATGAGTTTGGTATTCCCCCTATCTCTATCTCAGTCTTAGATAGCTTTGTTTTGTGCTTGTCAGGCCTATTCATTGAATAAGCTCTATATCCCCTATTCTTAAAATGATATAACAACCTAGCCTTATTGTTCTCTGCTAATAATGGCATACCATAAAAAATACAAGCCATTAAAACATCCTCAAAAAATATCTCAGCAGTTTGTGGTCTAGCTATGTACTCTAAAAAGAATTCATTTGTTGGTGCTTCCTCCATGTGATATTTAGTCATACCATGCAATGCTCCATTCGATCCACCACCACCTACTACTCCTGATATATCATAAGGGTCACATCCAAATGCTCCTAAATGCTCATTACCAGGGTACTTCTTACCACCTCTTGTTATAACATTATTACGCAACCTGCTATTAGGAATCCAAGATACTAAAAATCTACCATTCTTATCAGGAGTCCAAATAACCTCACTGTCTTTTACTCCATTCTTCCAATGGAAATAACCTCTTGTTAATACCTGATCTTTGATTAATGAATCGTTGTAGTCAATCTGTTGGTATATCTTTGTCAAGTTAAAAACAGACTGCTTAGACTCATCTCTAAATGCATGAGACTCACTTCTAGGAAACTGTCGGTAAAATTCATTCAATGCATCAGAATCACTTTTCAATGCGGCCACTTCATTATTCCACCATGTAATAACGCCTTGCGTTATTATCTCCCCATCGATACCCTTTACAGGTTTATCAGGATCTTCAAATACAGGCCAACCAAATTCATCAATATACCCTTCAATATTCCACTCCATTGGAATGAACAACGAATAAAGTCCACTCTTAGTCTGACCATTCGCTGACCTTGTTCTAGGATTGCTATCGTTATACAACTTTTTAAAGTTCTCACCACCTTTATTCAATGCATTTGATGTAGAACCCATCATACACTTACCAACAATCTTACTACCTAACCTCAAACAAGTCTTTGTTACGCGCCAGTTGTTTAATATGTTTTCAGGCTTCTCCCATTTTCCAGATTCATCGTGCACAAGCATTAATAACTTCTCACCGTCATAACTGTTGTCAGCTGTGTTCTTCCAGTCAATTGTTGTATCAAGTCCATCAATATCATCTTGATTCTCTTGATCCATATTCTTACGAGTAATCTTACTAGCAGGAACGCGAAACGCTAACTCAGTCTTTGGATTGTCCATACCATCCTGAATTGGCTTGAAGAAAAATGGATAGTTTCTTACAATTGGAACAACCTTATCAGTAAACATCTTCTTGGCATCACTACCAGTCTTTGACAATATACCAATCCTAGAATCTCTTACTATTGTACCAGTATTACATATCTCCGAGCTAGACATAAATGAGAAACCAGAACGCCTATTTTTCAAGTATTCCATTCCAAAACACCTATTGTCAGCCTTGCATGCCTCCCAGTAGATATAGAATATCCTATTTGATTCCCTAAAGTCAGGTAGACCAATATCAATCTTTGTCCATTGTAAATACATGTAATGTGTGCCTGTCATATAGGTTGGCTTACCATTATTTATAAACCAATG